TCCCCTATAATTTCAATTGTAAGTGTGATTGTATTGTGATACCCCGAGTTTTCTCGCAGTATAGTCGCATTATCAGCGTTTATTCCAATATCAATTGAAGATAAACTATACCTACAAAAATAATTGAATTTTTCAGTCGAAGCTATATAAGTTGTCATACTTTCAAAAAAACTGTCGTTTGCTAAATCGATCAACAGGTATTTAATATTTCCTTTTGGTATATATTTTTCAACCGTTTCACATCCATTAAATACAACATTTAATGTTTCTAACCTTGTATCTGCCATAGCAGGATAATTGACGGTTGCAATTGCTGTGATTCTTTTATCGGTAACAACTCCACTTTCAATAGTAGCCAACAAAACATAATCACCACTTGGCTCCGTTGCAGATGTTTCAACTACAATAACATTTAAAGTAGTATCATTTTCAGCATAGATATAATTTTTAACACTTGCAATTAAATTTAATACCAAAGGCGTTGCGATCTTCTTTTTTGCTCCACTTTCAAATATTATTAAGCCAGTTGCAACTGTAATAGTCATACCACTCAAAGTCACTAAGCATTTATTATCTGCAGTTGTAACCCCTTTCCCAACCAAAGCTGATGTAATGCCGTTAAGGCTGTCCGTCATATATTCTGTGCCATCAGCAAAGTTGCTAAATGTCGGCAACCCTAAATCAACAGCTATACCATTTAAAACATTATAATCAAGCGTTTCTCTGTCTGTCATAATTTACCCCCTCAATATTTTTTTAATTACATTTTCTTTAACAATTCCAAACGTTGGTATCGTTCTGATATTGTTTTTCTCATAAACTTCTTGCACTTCTGTAATTTGCTTCTCAGTAGTCAAAATTTCACCAAATACATTGACAACCAATGTAACTGTATCTCCCAAAAAGTAATCAACCCCATAAACTAACTTATTATTAGCTTCACAAGATAGATTTTCCTTTGCTGATTTTTCAACTAAATATGCGTTTGTTTTAGTGTTTATTTCGTCAGAGGTACCAGTTTCCTTAGCAATACCCTCTTTACGATTCAAACCGCTAAAAACGCTTATATAATGCTCTGTAATCGTAGCGTTATTATCGTTGTAAACTGTATTAACAGAGTTTAGCAGGTCTTTTGAATAGTCGAAATCACCAATATTTTTAAAATCAACCGAAAATGTAACTTCATTCGTTCGGTCCGTTCCTTGTAAAATGTCAAATTTTAATAAATTACTTTCGACTGTCACATCATAACCAATATTATTAGCTTCGCATATCTTTTTAAGCTCAATATCAAGCATACTTAGTCCATCAATCGCCCAATTAATCGTTGCACCCCGATTTTGATTAGTTTTAAGTGAAAACAAATCAAACGCCCTGGATCCTGATGTGCTATCTGCAACATAATTTTTTATAACAGTTTCAACATTTCCGTTTTTATTCCCGGCGACTTTCCTAAGTGCCATCAATCCTTTTAAGTCACAGCCTAAAATCTTAACATCATTATAGGTCTGTTGTTTATAAAGGATGACACCATATTTCCCATTATTATAAATGATACTATCCTCAACTAAATAACTTAGATGTGGATTGTTGACAGCCAAATGCATCTCAAAATTACCAACATCATAAAATTTCTTAGTCCAAATTGCAGAAATATAATCTGTTATAACAGTTTGGGTGACTAGATTTTTGTTATATATTTTTATCATCTAAGCCACCCCTACATATTTTTGATTAAATGTCAGCTGCGCTGTTATATCCGAATTCCCACCATTTAAAACCTCGATAGCATTAATACCTAAAATCAATTTAAAAAATATACTATCATTCGTAATATATTTGATTAAATTTGTGCCACTTTGATTTTTAATAGTCATATCTTCAGTATTAATTGTGATAACTTCGCCCTCTGACATCTCATAATTTAGTTTTATAAATTCGCTTGTAGTGTTATTCTTTATTTGAATTTCTGCTTCAGCTGAAGATGATAAATTTGTTATTTTTATGACACTCTCATCTTCAACATCACCACCATTGATTATTTCAGCAGTGTTCACTCGTGATGTAAAAACACAAGGCAATGTAAATGTACCAATAACTAAATCAGTACGCTTGAAAACATCATAATTAAACGTTTTTAAGCTTTTCCAATAAAAGTTATACAATGTAAATGTAATTGAAAAAGGCTGTACAGTATACATATATTCGCCAAATTGAGGTATATCAGCAATGCACTCACTATAATATTTTTCATAATCATTGGTATAATATAAATTAGCTTTTGTTTTGCCGTTGCAAGCTTTTATCAATGCTTTTTTCAACTCGTCAAACTCAACCTTGGTATTAGCTAAAATATGCCCCTCAAGCTTTACTACTCGCTGTGTATATGTAATGTTGCGAATATCGATACCATCTTGATTGATATAGCTTGATGCTTGATATTCTGTGTCGCCTGTGTTTGTCTCGAATTTGTGAAAAATATATTTAGATTTGCTTGAAAATACAATACCGTTAAATTCAATTATTTTCACTAGATTGCCCCCAATACCATATTATTTAATGCCTTTTCAGTTGCTTTTTTGACTGCGAAAGGGGATGCCGTTTCTGTATAAAAATTTTGCACTACAGTTGCAGAATTATTTGTAGTTGGTTTTTCATATTGAAAAGAACCTCCATTTGCATTTGCATACTGACCGGCGTATGCGTTTCTTTCTGCAATTGTCATAGATGGCATATATTTGTTTGCCAAACTTAATCCCTCTAAATACCTATTTTGATTTGATGTTGCTTTTTCGAGAGCCTGCCCTGCCTTAATTTTGTTTACTTTATCGATTTCTATTCCTAATTCAGCATAGGCAATCTTCTCTTTAATAAGCTGATTTTCTAACTCTTTGCTTTCTTTCGAATTTTCGCCATACGTTGAGATTACTTTTCTTAGTGCTTCTGCCGTTGTTTCGACAACTGCACTTTGATTTTCATATTCTGAATTCAAAGTTTGTAGTTGTTTTTCTGTTTTTTCTTGTTCAGATGAAGATTTTCCGTCAGTAACTCCCCATAGCTGAAATTCAAGTTTTGCTTTTTCAGTTGCAAGATTTATATATCCCACTAACTCATTGAAAGTTGACTTTATTCCATTAACGACATCTGCAACCTTTTCAAAAACTCCACCTTTTCCATTGCTAATACCAATTCCAAAACCCTCTGCAACGAATTTTCCTATCATCTCTGCCCATCTGGACGGTGAATGTGTATCCAATGCGTCTTTCCCAGTGAAACCATCTTTAATACCTTGTATAAACGATTTTACTTTATCGCCAATCCATCCGACCATTGACTGAATACCATTCCATAGTCCTTTTACTAAATCAACGCCAATATTGAATATTTTACCTGGTAACTCTAAGAAGAAATCAACTACCGTAGTAATGAATTTTGGTATTTCGGTTTGTGCAGTAGAAATCAAAGAGGTTCCCCACGCAACAATCTTATCTTTTACCCCAATTATAGCAGTCCAAATCTTTCCTGGTAATTCAGAAAAGAATTGAATCACAGCGCCGACTACAGATGTCCCTGTTTCAATCGCCTTTTCATATAAGCCGTTTCTAAATTCTACCCACTTATTCCATACATCAGATAAAAACGTCCATATCTTTCCTGGTAACTCAATAAAAAATTTTACTATATTTTCAATGATTTTAGGCACATCAGTTATAATCCAGTTTATTAAACCATTATACCACTCAACCAATGTAGCTAATGTAGTACCAATAGCAAGTCCAATTTTATAAGGTAATTCACTAAAAAACGAAATTATATTTGAAAGTAAATTTGAAAACCATTGTTGAATAGCTCCCCAATTTTGCATTATTAAAATTGGTATTCCAATAAAAGGTAAAACTACCGCAAGAATTATAGTTCCCCATTGTTGAAAAAATGCTACAACCCAATTCCATAAACCTTGAAAAAATAACATTATTCCATTAAAGGCATTTGGTATATCCACTGTAAAAAACTTTGTTATTGTACTCCAAACACTAATAGCGCTTTCTTTTATCGCATTCCAAGTTCCAATAACAGCATTTCTAAAACCCTCATTTGTGTTCCATAATGCAATTAACGTAACAACTAACCCTGCTATTAATGCTACTATAATACCAATCGGATTTGCCGACTGTGCCGCATTCAATGCCCACTGTGCAACCGTCGCACCCTCATTCGCCAATTGAAAAGCTTTTATCGCACCGACTACACCGTTTATCATTGTGGCGACATTAAACACCAGTAACCCAGTCCCAATTCCAACAAGTAAAGCTTTTATAGTTTCTCCGTTGTCCATTATAAATTTAAACACTTCTATTGTTTTTTCTGAAAATTCTTTTATGCCTTGTTTTACTTTTTCTAAATCAATTTTAGAAATCATATCTTGTATCATAGGTAGTAGTTGTGCCAGACTCTCGCCAAATGCACCCATTACAGAGTTTTTTAAGTTATCTAAATTATCACCAAAAGCATCAAGTCCGGCAACTGCTTCATTTGACATTATTGCGCCATTTGTCCTTGCATCTTCTGTAAGTTTATTTAATCCATCACTACCTGCAAGAATTAATGGGTTCAAATCTCTCGCTGATTTACCCAATATTTGCATTGCGAGTGCATCTCTTTTTGTTGGGTTTTCGATTTTGGATAAAGCTTCAAATACGTCACCCATCACTTCTTGACTATCTAATAACTGACCTTTAGAATTAGTTACTTTTACGCCTAGTTCCTTAAAAGCTTCACCTTGTGCTTTACTTCCGCCTTGTGCAGCTGCCATCGATTTAATTAATTTTGTTTGTGCTCCAGTTATTGTTTCTAATTCAACACCAAGATTCGCGCCTATGTACTTGAATTCCTGTAAGGTTTCAGCAGACATATCTGTAACATCCGACAATCTTTGCAGTTCATCAGCATTTTCAATAGCTTTTTCTGCCATAGCGCCTAACGCTACAACGCCGGCACCAATTGCGACCGCTCCTGCTTTAACAGCATTTCCAACTTTATCAAACCCATCTCCAAAATCCTTTGTTTTCTTTTGTGTTTTTTCTGTTTGGTCACCTAGCTTTTTTATTTCTCCCTCAGTCTTTGCAATTTCCCTCTGAAATGCCCTGTATTGCTCCTCTGATATTTTACCCTTTTGAAATTGCTCTTGCACATCTTTTTCAGCATCTTTCAATTGCTTTAATTTACTAGTTGAATTTTCTACGCTTGAGCCTAAAAGCTTTTGTTTTTGTGCTAATAATTCTGTATTTGTAGGGTCTAATTTTAATAACTTATTTACTTCTCTAAGTTCTGAATTAAGGTTATTGCTCGTTTTATTGACGCTCTCTAAAGCCTTATTTAAAGGTGTAACATTACCGCCAATATCAATCGTTATTCCTTTAATATTTCCTGCCACATTCTCACCCCTTCCCAAATCTATTTCTTAATGCGTTTCTATCGGGTTCTGTCTGCTCAATGCTGTAACATTTTTCGAGGTATTCTCGCCCCTCTTTTGTCTGATTAAGCTTATAAATATAACCATCACGCAGATACAAACAAAACTGTATCAAATCAAGATTTTCAACTGCTACTATATTAAGCCCTGTGTATTCTGAAATAATCTTTTCCTCAAATGTATTTTCAATAAATCTAATACCCTCATTGTCATTCGTAGGGCAATAAGGGATTTTTAGTTTGGGGAATTCTTGATACTAGACACCCATTTAAAATACTCTTTCAAAAATTCTTTCATATTTTGAAGTGTGAATTTTTCATCTATGTAATTATCATCAAAAACTTTTCCTTGTTTATTAGAATTAAGTATCATTTGAAGCGCAATTGATACTTCATTAATTGCAGTTTCGTCTGTTACTTTTGTTAATGCCATTATTTTTTTTAATACCTTAATTTTCGGCGGGTTTATATCTATGACCTCGTTATTATCTAAATTAATTTTGAAATGGTCTACATTCACGCTATTTATATCAAACATTTCTTTCTACTCCTTTTTTAAAAAAATAAGAGGAGCATTTCTGCCCCTCTTTGGTTATTTATGCTTTGCTTGTTACGGTTGCTTTTCCTGCTTCCACAATAATATCGCCTGTTGTACATTCAACAATGACTATTTCATGTCCTGTTGTCGCTGTGATGTCAGCTGAGCCATCCCACGCTGTGTATGAAGATGCACTCTCGCCATACACCGGCATAGTAACAGTCGCACCAGTTTTGTATTTATATACATTTGTTCCTTTAAGCACGTTATTTGTAGTGATTTTGGTCTTGCCAGTTGTCGCTCCTGCAACAGATGTAACTGCGATGATAACTAAAATACCTATTTCCTCGGTATATTTGATTAACGTACCTGTACTGTCAAGCGGACTAGCTTTGAACTCAGCATCTAGTACAGTTTCTTTATCTTTTAAATATGCCATTTTAAATCCTGCTTGATTATTTCCAACGATAGAAACTCTAGAAGTGCCATTGATTTTATCTTCATGTACAAAATGGATAATATATTTTTTATTATCATTGTTTTTTATTCCACCAATGAGAATAGTACGTATATTTCCAACTTCTGATACTCTTCCAGTATTGCAGAGTTTTTGCAATGTTTTCGCAATCCAAGTCATCACACCTGATTTTAAAGTTGCTTCTTCATCGACTAGCACTTCTCTAATGACAGCACCACTATCGTCTTTTGCAGAATAATACTTAGGTTTATATTCAATAGTTGCACCGCCTTGAATTCTTCCTATTAGGTTATCGTCAATTTCAATTACCTCATTTTCAGGAATCGCACCTGTAAACTCTAAAACATATAAATCGCCACTTCCAATATTGACTTTTTCTAATTCATTTTCCATTTTATATCTCCTTTTCAATTAACTTTAATGTATAAACAACTTGAAAAACTTCTTCGCTGTCTATATAATCTTCGTCTGTTGTATACTCGCTATTTAGCACATTGAGTACATCCTCAACCTTTTTCTCAGCCTCCAAATCCTTATACTTCGTGTAAAGTTCAATTTGAAATACGTTGCTTTTCCCATGCACCTTATCATCGCTACTAATGTTATTGCTATTATTACGAAAATAAACAATATAAGGCGGTTCAGGCAAGCCTTTACTTTTAAAATTGCTATACGCCACAGGATAACCAGTGCTTAAAAGTAAATTATATAAATTATTCATTTTCCACCGCCTTTTTTATTTGTTCTGTTAGCTTATTAATTGCTGTCTCTTCCGCTTTTCTGATATGATTATATGCCTTTGTTCTGCCACCATCTTTTTTTATATGCCCATATTCAAGCAAATGCGTTAATCTATAATTTTTATTATAGATTGTTTTTCGTTTTTCTAGTTGATTTTCAAAGGTTGTTTTGCTAGACCAACCTTTTGCATACTTTCCATACCGCTTTGGGGAAATCTCTTTCAATTCCGCAACAACTTCATTTCCAGTTTCATCAATGCTAATCTTGATTTTTTCAACAACGCTAGCAGAATACTTTGACAATTCGTCAGCAATCAATTTTGAAACATCGCTTACAGAAGAATAATTAACATCAGACATCTAATCACCGGCTTTCTTTGTCAAATATAATTCGATTTTATTTTTCTTCGTATTCTGAAATGTCCTATAGATACTATATTTAACACCGTTTAATTCAGCAATTTTTTCGCCTTGATACTCAAAAGCCCAAATAATAACTTTATGTTCAGGCTTAAGCCCGCTCTCGCCCGCAGAAAAGTATTCAGATTGTGAAACACTCTCAAGCATTCCAAAAACTTCTCTT